TTTGCTAAAATGCCGTTCTTTTCGTGCAGACACTATACACCCGAAGAGGTAATAAAATCAATAGCTGAATACACCAAATACGACCAAGATTGGAATTTAATAATGGACGTTGTTGAAAAGATTGAAACGATTGAGGATTGTCGTTTTGATGTAATGAGGGAGCAATATTGCGTTATTATCAAAGATAGCTATCAAATGATTGAAATGTTTGAAGTTTCGGCTGATACAAAGATTGAGGCACTTTACAACGCTTGTGTTAAATTTGTTAAATGGTATAACAAAACTTTGAAAAAATAAGAAAAATTTAAATTTTTATTTGCACATTAAAAAAAATATCTATATCTTTGCAGAACAATTAAATTATTAAAATGACAACAACAGAAAATAATAAGTTATTAGCGGAGTTTATGGGTTGCTACCAAAATAATGAAGGATTTTGGGGGTTTGAAAATACTCCTAATCATAAAAGATGGCATACTGATAGATTTTTAGATTGTACAAAATACGACACCGATTGGAGTTGGCTTATGGAAGTAGTAGAAAAGATTGAGAACTTAAATTTTGAAGTTTCAATATGTGGTTGTTCAGTAACGGTGGTTAGCAATAGTGATAAACACCCATATTTTCAACCACACTCAGTAGAATTAACTAAAAAAGAAAGTATTTACGATGCTTGTGTTACATTTATCAAATGGTATAACAAAACTTTGAAAAAAACAAGAAAAACTTAAATTTTTATTTGCGAATTAAAAAAAATATCTATATCTTTGCAGAACAATTAAATTATAAACAATATGATAAATACAATAGAATCTAATAAGTTATTTGCGGAGTTTGTGGGTGAAATAGACTTAAAACGACACAATAATACTTTTATAACATCTTATAAATACGATACCGATTGGGAGTGGCTTATGAGAGTAGTTGAAAAGATTGAAAGTTTAGGACATGATGTGTTTATCAATACTTGTGTTTGTAGAATTACAGATGTAGGACTAGATATGTTTGAGGATATTGAATGTTTTGTTAATGATAATAAAAGACAAGCAACTTACAATGCTTGTGTTGAATTTGTTGAATGGTATAATAATCAAAAATAAATTTGCAGGTTAAAAAAAATATCTATATCTTTGTCGAACAATTAAATTATAATCAATATGAGCAAGTTAAAAATAGATTTAGGTACAGGTAATGAGCAAGTGTATTCAGTATGGGTTGGTGGAATTGAAGTCAATAATATATTGCTGACAAAAGCTGAAGCTGAAGACCTAGCGAATGAATACAAGGCTGATGGTTACGATGATGTTATTATTGATGATTATCGAGAAGAAAATTAAATTTGCACATTAAAAAAAATATATGTATCTTTGCATAAACAATTAAAATATAAACATTATGGCACATCATTTATTTAGTCAAGACCAAGGAATGCTAATCGCATCATTTGAGAAATTTAACAAAGATGAGATTAAAAAATCCATAAAGGAACATTTAACAGAATATCCAAACGATGTTTTGGAGTTGTGTAAAGATTATCCAAAAAATAACATAAATCGTTTTATGGGGTATCAAATTATTGATTTCTATCAAGTGAATCCAAAGAACGCGAAGCCTTCAAAGGTTTATGTTAGAGGGAATGCACAATGTTTTATTTCATTGAAGTAAAAATAAATTTGCATATTAAAAATATATTTCGTACTTTTGTATTCTAATTCAAATTGTATGAAATGTGTGAAACAAAATCTATATGAAATTGTTATTGAGGACGTTTTAGGTAAAAGCGTTGTTATTGATGACATTTTAGACGGAAAAAAGAATACACCTACAAAGTAGGTTTTAGATAAAAAATTCATTAATGAATTTTTAATTGTTATTGTTTAATGTTTAGTTGAGGTTAAGGGTTGTTCTTCGGAGCGACCCTTAATTGTTTTAAAGAAAAGTTTGCATATTAAAAAAAATATATGTAATTTTGTCGAACAATTAAATTATAAACAATATGAATGGATTAATAGAAGTAACAAAGGAACAATTTTATAACATAGTTGGTATATTAGATGTATGTTTAAATTCATATTTCCATACAAACGAAAAAAGAAATTATTTAGATATGCGCCGAGAGAGTGCGAGAGTTTTAACCACAGATTTCAAATTAAGGAATCATACATTGGTTGGTATGGTATCAAAGGATTATGCTTTGCCGTATAATGAACAAAAAAATATTTACTATATAGATAAAAAATATATAAAATAAAGTTTGCATATTAAAAAAAATATCTATATTTTTGTCGAACAATTAAATTATAAACAATATGAAAAAAATTAATTTTGCAGAAATTACATTGAGACAAGAGATTTCATCGAGAGGTGGTGGAATTGAAATTGACTTAACAACATTGGGTTTCAAAGATGAAAAAATGAGCGCATATCAAAACTATTTAGGTGGTGGTATGTTAGGTCGTATTTGTGAAAACAATACAATCAATGCTTATAATAAAGTGATTTCATCTAAGAAGCAATTGAAGTTGGAGCAAATTGCCGAAGAACTAAAAAAGTATTATCATAGTTTAACAAATCCCGAAGAGGGAGAATGGGAAAGCGTTTCATACGAACAAAATCAAGAGATGTCAACAAGTGCATACTAACAAAATCAAGGTACAACAAAAAAAAGTTGTACCTTTTTTTATTTTTATTTGCATATTAAAAAAAATATGCTTAATTTTGTCGAAACAATTAAATTATAAACATTATGTTACTAATAGGATTTAAAAATGAAACATCATCAACGGGAAACACCGAAGATAATTTGGGAAGCGTTACGCATCAAAGAGTGGATGTTATTGTAGGTTCACCAAACGACACAAAACAAGATTTAGCGCAACTTTATCATTTAATGGTGGAGAAAGGTAATAAAAGCAAAAAGAAGTTAGCAAAGTTATACGATGAGTTAGAGTTTAGCGATATTTCAGAAAGTGAATTTGAGAAAATGGAAAATCGTTTGTTATCTGAAATTAAAATTTTGGAGTATGAAAGAATTATTATTGTAGAAGGATTAATTTTAAAATAAAACTCAATAAAATCAAAGGTATAACAAAAAAAGTTGTACCTTTTTTTTTATTTTTATTTGCATATTAAAAAAAATATCTATATTTTTGTCAAACATTTAAATATAAACATTATGAATTTAGAAGTAGTATTTTGGGTTATTTGCTTTATGTTAGTTTTAATAATAGCAAAAATAGCAATATTTGATTCAAAAGATTAAAAGGAAATTAAAAGGTATAACAAAAAAAGTTGTACCTTTTTTTATTTTTATTTGCAGGTTAAAAAAAATATCTATATTTTTGTCGAAACATTTAAACAATAAACAATATGAATAAGCAACCATACAAATCGGAATCATTAAAACAAACATTTACCCCAATGTTTGAATACAAAGGTTACACAATATACAAAGGAGATAATCCAATGTATTACGACAAAGGACACACATACGTTGACCACGATGGTACACCCTCAAATAAAAATGTACCTTTGTTTTATTCAGAAGTAATTAAAAACAAAAGAACCAAACCCGAAAGATACTTAAATGTATCAATGTTTGGTGGAGATAAGTTAGGAGATACACATCTTTCTGATATGGAATACACAAAGAAAATGATTGACAGACACGATGAGATAAGACGTGAACAAATATTAAAGGAGTGGAATAATAGAAATAATACATTACATTATACTTATGAATGCAATAATGTTATTATAAATGTATTGCAAAATTTGAATGATAGAATTGATACACAAATATATGTAAACGAACGTTCATTAAGAAACGTTCATTTGCCCAAAAATTTTACATTTAATGATATTTTGGAGCAGGTTTATATCAATACCATATCGAAATACAATACAACCGCATTTAGCAAATTAAACACCAAAATATACAAAAATAAAAAAGTTGAGAAAATAGATTTAACTATTTTGCCCGTTTATGAATTTTTAGGACTTGAAGTAGATTATAAGGGTAAAAAGTTTATACCACACAATGTTTTTTTTAGTAGTGCTTACGATGACAAATTTGTTTTTGAAACAAAAGATGACAAAGTATTAATTTCAGTTGATGAGATTAAGGACTTGGAACTAAAAATAGTTGAGATACCTAGTATGTATGCACTTATCGTTCTAAAAAATAAATATAAATTTTACGAATAAGAACCCAATAAAATTAAGGTATAGCAAAAAAAGTTATACCTTTTTTTTATTTTTATTTGCACATTAAAAAAAATATCCATATCTTTGCAGAAACATTTAAACATTATAGTTATGAAGTATTACATTATTTTAATTACATTGACATTAGTATCTTTCACTTACGCAAACTTTGGTTATATACCAAAAGAAGACCCTGATATGATTATAGGCTTATTTTTATTTTCTATCATATCATTTAGTTTATTAGTTATGTTAGGAATAACAGATTTTTTGGAACTAAGAAAAAAAAGAAAAAATAAAAATAGAAGTTTTTAATAAATTGATATAAATTAAGGTGCAAAAATAAATTGCACCTTTTTTTTTAAATTTTTTTTTAGCTCTGAAGCCCTTGCAAACATTGAGTTTTTAAAAATAAATTGGGAAATATGTATTTTTTTTTGACACATTAAAAAAATTTGTTTTATATTTGCACTAAATTAAATCATTAACAACTTAAATTTTTAAACAATGAGTACTCAAACATTAAACAACAAACAAAAAGCAATTTTAGCAATTTTAAACGCTTATAACAATGTAAGTTTAAAGCAAGTAACCGAACTAATCGAAGCGACAAACGGAATTAACGGAGTTTCTTTTGTTAAAATCAAAGGTTATTCAAGCGACAAAAGTAATAACACCGAAGTAGCAGACCAACTTATAAACGTGGGTGCAAGTTATTCTAATATGTTGGTAAAAGATGAAAATATCTTTGCAAACTTTGATTTGTCAAAAGTAGATATAAATAACTTTAATTACGATAGTATCGAATTAAAAGGTAAGTCAGTAGAAACCTTTAAAAAAGAAGTTATTGAGGCTTTGCCAATTGCTTTGGTAGAATTAAACAAACCAAAAGAAAAAAAAGAAACAAACGACATTTGGTTAAATAAGGCTTTGGTATTTAATTTAACCACATTAAGATTATCAATCTTTGGACAAAGTATCAATAAGCAAGTAGAAGTAAAAGGCGAATTTAAAAAAGTAGCGTCAGCACCTAAAACAATCGCAAAGAAACTAATTGAGAAACAAGCAAAAGGCAAAACACAAACTTTAAGACGTTTTGCAATTGATAACTTTAACGGCTCAATAAAAGTAAAAGGCGACACAATAGAGATAAACTAAAAAAGTATCTTTATAAGATAAAAGTAAAGCACCTCAAAAGGGTGCTTTTTTTTTAATATAAGAACGTTTATATATAAAATAGTATCTTTGTATAGGAAAGGATAAAAGAACGTCTTAAAACGGCTTAAATTAAGTCAGCAGTTTATTAACATATATTGTGGATAACTTTATTTGCATATTAAATTAAATATGTTATATATACCCCCCTACACCTACCCCCTACCCGTATCCCCTACCCCCTGTCCCCCCAGTGTTAGTGGTATGTGGGGGTCAAACATCCAATATAATTATTTCTTAAAAAAATTTCTGGGGTATTTTTTTGCCCAAAATTTAGGGTTTTCCGTAAAGTGACCCTATGGTAAATTCAAAATCATTTTTTCAAAAAATTTCTGGAAAAATTTTCAATCCTAAAAGTCGACCTTGTTTTATTCACAAATGGTTTTCCAAAAAAATTTCTGGAGGTATTTTTTTATGAGATCTGGGCTTTTATGCTTTTGCCTGAGAAGTAAATCATATTAAATAATCTAACGTCAATAACATAACTGCTTTTTGCATTGCCAGAGTTATCATTAACTCTATTCTGATATTCATGCAAAGGCACCAGATTATTTTCAATTAATGATTCAATCTCTGAGGTTTTTGCATAAAATACGGCTCTCATCAGTTGCGTGGATTGTTCATATAAGGTTTCAGATTTTCTGTTAACATCAAAAAAAATGATAATATCCTTATTATTGTTTGTGTATTTTTCCTTATATCTAAGATAATCTTTATGGTTATATGTGATAGCCCATTGCGGGTCGACATCATATAATACTTGTGACTTAAAAAAAGGTGTGTCCTGGGTTTTTAAATCTCCAGCTATTTTATCGTTTATGATTAAATCGTGTGTATATGGATCGTGATCCTTATCTGGGTTAATTTTAATTTTAATTAGCTCGTTGTTTAATGAATTAATAAACTCAACAAAGGCGGGTTCTTGTTCGTCTGAAGCTTTTTTGCAATATGCTTTTTTATCTTCCGTAGTTGTTTCTAATATTATCATGTTACAATAATAACATAAATAAACAAGAAAAACAAGCTTTTTTTATATATTATCCATTCTATTTAACAGGTTAATTATCTTATATGATTCATTCATTACCTGGTTTGCCATTTTTTTTCCCAGCAATCCTTCTCTGCTCATTCTTATTTTTATCTTTCTGGTAAACATGACTTTTTGTTCTGGTGTGAAACTTTTATATAAATGATAAAGGGTGGGTGTAATTTTAACCAACTCCTCAAATGTTAATTCATCCCATTGATCCTCATATTTTCTTCGCATTTGTTTTATATTATGAATCAATGCTTGTATCTCGAATGTTTTTAAATATACATCCACATTATTTTTATCCTTATTCTTTTCGTAATATTTTGATATGGTTTTTGAGAGATGTCTGTTGTGCAATGAATCATCCAACCAGTGCACCAATTCATGATATATCGAACCTTTAATTTTTTCCTCACTTAAATCATATTTGGCGGTATTATATGTTCTTATAAAATCATCAAGTGTGCTAAAACCAAGCGCGGAATCGATAAGATTGCTATTAACTGATATGGATATTAATTCTTTGCTTTGGTCTGATCTGTAATAATTACTTCCGTAATTTATATGTATTTCGGTTGGGTTTATCTCGTGGGCTTTAACACATAATGGACTTTTTAATATTGAGGTGTCCGTTGTTCTTTTTGGGAATGAGTTCTGTGCTATCTTATTGTTAGCCCAAACCCTGTCAAGATCAGCTCTAAAATATGTATCATATATATAATCAACGTCATCATCAATTTCCATTAGCTTCTCCGTTAAAACTTCCCCCTCATCGATGTCCATAAGTTTTTTTATTCTGTTAATATCTTCGTGTTTTGTTTTTTTAACACAGTTAGGGTATCTCTTACCAAACATAGTTTTCATTCCTTTTTGAGTATATCCTTTCCAACATCTTTCAGTTAATTCACCTTCTTTCATTTCTTCTTGTCTACCCATATGACTAAATACTTTTCTTATATCTTTGGGTAAATCGTTAATTGGTATTACCTTTGCCTTAATTGTTTCTAAACCTTTTCTTACCGCCTTTTGCGCTCTGTGGTGTCCGTCTATAATTGATATGAATTCACCATCATTATCAACAAATATTAATATTGGGTATTGTAAGTCGGCACTTTCTATTTTTTTAATCTCATCTTCATCACCATCCCAAGTTAATAGGTGTGGTTTTAATTCTTCTACTGATATATTACTTACAGGAATATCTTCTGTCACATTTAATAAATCCATAAGGGTTATTTTATCTCCTTCATCATTATCCCAAGATGTGTCGTGTAATCCTTCTTTCATCTTCTGAGTTTTCTTTTTTGATTGTTCTTTTTTGGATTCAATGTATTCAAAAGCAGTTCTTAATCTTTTCTTTACTTCAGGGTCTTTTGCTCTTTCCAAAGCAACCCTTAGTCTTTGGTGAATTAGATTTATAATTTGAGATTGTCTGGCGTGAGATTTGGATTTAAAACTTTCTTTATTTAAGGTGTCAACAATATCTTGTTTTGTTCTGAACTTTACAGATACAGTATCACTTGGATTTTCATCTGTGTATAATCTTCTGTCGGAACCTTTGGGTTTTTTTCCCGTTCCGATTTTGGGATCGGACTCAACCAAGTATTCATCCAAAGCTTTCTTTATTTGTTCTTGCAAATTCATGGTTTATTTTTTGTTTGTGTCAATTATATCATAATAAAATGAATCGCCGTCTTCGGTTACCCATCTATCGGACTGGTTTTCAACTGATGGCAATTCGGTGTCCACCTTAAATTGTTTTAAATCTTCTGGCAATGGTTTGGTTACCCAGTTTGAGTCCTTCCAGAATATTCTATTATTTGGCATGCATAATAAATATCCTTCATCGGATTCAAATATATGACCGCATTTGTAATCCGTGGGTTCATCGCTGTAAGGATTGTTAAACCAATCCACGGTGAACATATATGTCCCCCAAACTTTGCTTCCATCTCTTAAAACAACTTGCGCTCTATGAAATGACAAAAAAGCGTATTCTATTACGCTTACGTTTTCGCTGAAACAATCCCATAGTTGTTTAAAGTTAAATGGTATATCATTTGTGGGCACCTTTGTATAGATCTCTGAAATGGGAACCCTGCTGCGAACCATTCCATTATCCGTCATAACATGAAATGTTAATATAACGCCAGAACAAGACTGAAGCCCAAAAACATATACATCATAAAATTCATCAGCGTCTTTAATATTTTTTGTGAAATATGATTTGCGAACCAATCCCTTAAAACTTGGTATATTTGAATTTAAAATCATTTCTTTCTTATAATTAATTCGCCCAACACTTCCAATCTGCCAACCTCTTTTTGAAATTCGGTTTGCGTCATATCCAGTGATATTTTTTTATATGTTTCATCGTATTCCTTTTTGGCTGCTTCAATATCAAACTCACCTTCAATTGCTTTTTTATAATAATCTGGTTTTACCTTAAAGTGATTATAGGTTAATAATGCATCACCACCTTTTTCCTTTGCGTTTTTTATAATTTTTTCGGCACCAGCTAAACGATTTTTGGCAAATGTTTCAAAATTAGATTTAACCTCCATTAATCGTTGTTTTATTCCTTCGTTGATTAATTGTTTTAATTCTTGTACATTCATATATTATCTGTTTTTATTTGCTTCAATTGCTCTTAGTTGTGCCAAAGCTTCATGCTCCGTTTCATGTTTGCCAAGGGTCTTTCCCTTTTTTGATATCACGTACCATTTATCTCCTCTGTGTTTAATGTATTCTGATAAATTTTTTGGTTGCTCCTCATTCATTGTGGTGTTTTTTCCCACAAATGCATTTGTTGTTTTTTCACCATTTCTTAATAGGGTTGCCGCTCTGGAATAACCATCCAGCAACTCGCCGTCAACAACAACGATTTCATTATGAATATCTGATGGATCAATATCATCCATTTCATAATCATATCTTTCATCACCCGATTCATAGTATTCCTTAAAATCTGAATCTGTTTGCAATAATGATTCCAAATCAAAATTATCCACATTTTCAAATTCAGAGCTTCTTATTCTGTCCTTAAATCCCCATGGAATATCATCTTCATCTGGTGTTATGCTTTTTATATGATTCCATACATGATTTCCCATGAACTTGTTTTCATTAATGGTTCCGAAATTGCTGGTGAAATGAACATCGGATCCAACTTTTAAACCTTGTTTATTTAACCATTTTCCCAATTCAATATCCATATTTGGTAATGGTTCATTTTCATTTCCTGGTTTTGATATCTTTGGCAATATTACCTGGTTAATAAATTCAACCTCAACTTTGTCGTCCAATAGTTCTGATAAATTTGGACTCAATTTGATCGCATCCCAGAATGCACCTGTTAGTTGTTTGAACTTATTATCTTTTGGTGATTTTAGTTCAGCTTGTGTAACATTCTTTGCGATTCCAAATAATGCTTTGGCTACGCTGGCTGTATCATTTAAATTATCCAATACGCCAACCGCATTTGATATAAAATCAATTCCTGGTATTAATGATGCTCCCAGTTTTCCAAGACCTTTTGCGGTTTCAATCGCATCTTGTTTTGTTTTTTGGTCTTTTAATGCTTGCAACGCTTTTGATACCTCACCCCAGGTTATGGTTTCCATTTCCTCATTTAATGTTGCTGGTGTGTTATTATATCCGCATTTGTGACAGGTGTATGTATCTTCACCACCATCTTCAATAGCCCATGACCAACCACAACCATCACAAATAACATCACCATTCTCAACAACCTCACCCATTACATTCATCATCCTTTTCATTTTGGATAACTCCTCATTCAATTGTTTGGTTTCTTTTGCAATTTCATTATAGTCGTTTGCAATATCTTTGTTTGTTGATATCATTTGTTCTGGTGCCATGTTCATCAATTCTTTCATTGTGAAAAATTTATATGATACATGTTCATTCTCATCCAATTCAATATTATCCACATCAAACTCGTTTGTGTAGAATACATTTAGTTCCACATTTCCATAATCGTAAACTTCCAATGGTTTGAATGATGTTAATTCAACCCCAGCTTCTTCGAATACCTCTCTAACAATCGCTTCTTCTGGTGTTTCACCTTTCTCTATTCCACCACCCAACATTCCGTATTTACTTGGGTTTGTTGTTTCGTTTTTGCTTCTCTTAAATAATAGTGTTTTATTATCCAATACAACAAATAACAATGCAACCCTTTTTATATCATCCGCTTCATTTAATGTGGATTCGTCTTTCGTTTTTCCCCATTTTTTTCCTTTGCCTGGTGTTCCGCACGATGCTGGTGTCGGTCTGCATGACGGGTACTTCGATCGCTTCTCACCTTTTTCCCTTCCACATGCTTTGCATTTCTTTCTTCCGCTTTCTGGATCTTTTCTGCAGGTGTTGCAATCAACCCAACCTTTGTTGCCCTCACCACCTCTTCTGGAAAACCATCCGTGCAATCCGCTTTTTTTTTCTTTCGAATAATCAGTTTTTTTTGCCTCATCCATTGATTCTTCATTATCCAAATGATCATCAATCCACGCTTGTAGTTCATTTGAATCTGGTGCGTATTCTTTTCCTTTTGTTCTTGTTATGCCATCATGTGCTTTGTATAACAAATCTTTAATATCATCTGGAGCGTCATTAATATCTTCCTCTTTTAAATCCTTCCAGATTTTTCCTTGACGACATCTAACTATGGCACCTGATCGATATGCTGATGGTTTGTCATATTTTCTTCTGGCTATTCGTAAACAACGATCAGCTTTTTCTTCATTGATTAAATCATTGCTTGGGTTTATTCCCATCATTTGTTTTAATCTAGAAAGTTCTTCATTAAGGTTCTGCATAAAAAGTAGCTTTTATTTATATAAATACCTTAAAAATAATAAAGATTATAATAAAATAAAGGGGTATTATAACCCCTTATTTAATTCATATGCTCTTGCCATTCTTGTTAAACCAATACCCGCGCCAAAACGTGGAAAGAAGTCGAACGATAAAAATTCTTCAAGTTCTTTTTCAACACGCTCTTTTCCGAATAATTCAAATAATTTTTGTGAATAACCACCATCTGTGATTGAGTAAAATAGGTTTCTCATTTCTTCTTTATCCACACTTCTTTCAGCCGACCCTATCGTTTCTTGACCAAATAAAATAACATCAACTTTGCTGAAGATACCATCACCTTTATGTTTCATATTCCAAAATGGTGATGTTCTTATTGGGAAATTTTGTAGTGAAATTACATTACCTTTTTCTTTCCACATTCTTGATTCGTGCTCGTCTTCAAGAATTGGCACGTTGCCATACTCAGCACATACATCATCATAATTAACTTGAACCATTTCATCACCGAAACCAAGATATGCCAATAAATCACCTTCCAATTTAATTAAATCTTCCATAGTTCCTTTTGATTCGAACTCAAACATTGGGAATATTTTTTCATGTCTACCTGGTATCGGTTCTTTTTCATCTCTGTATGATGTTGTAATACAAAATACACCTTCCCATTCTGGATTTTTTAATAATTCATATTCTAACCACATTTGTCCAGTTTGTGGCAAGGGCCATACTTCACCATTATAAGTGAAAGTGGATACAGAATGTGGATTCTCACATGCTGCTAAGATTGATAATCTTGATTGTGCTGGAACTTCTTTGAATCCTTTGTTGATAAAGAACGTTCTCATTTTTTGTACCAATTCATGGTAAGTTTCTGTGTTTTTCATGCTTTTTACTTTTTTTTTACCCAAAAAAAAATCTTATCATTACGATAAGATTCTTTAATTATTATTAATAAGGTTTTTTAATTTTTTTTTCATCTGTGATAAATATATCCGAATTTAAATAAAGTTCATTTTTTTATATTTTTTTACGTTCTTATATGCCATTTGAACAATTTCACATCTTGTTTTATCTGTTAATATTTCACTAAGCTTTAAAACCTCATTAATCATCTCACCAGCGAAGCCCTTTTTATGGGCTTTATGGTACGTTTTTTCTATTATTTCCTCATTTGTCATAATAATAAATTTTATACGTATAAATATAAGAATTTTTAATTAAAACATCACTATTTATGTTTAAAGTACTTTATATGGAAAATCGTAATTTAATGAATGAAGAGATTAATAAAATGCGTAAAATGATGGGGTTAAATGAAGGATGGGATAATGATGATTATGTTGATGATATTAGCTCAGCTAAAAGTAGTGCGAAACGCCAATATGATTTCGATCAAGATGCTATTGAGTATGTTGGTGGTGAGGAAGAGTGGAATAAACTAACACAGGATGAAAAAGACTCCGTAATAAATGATATGGAGCGTGATTTTGATCGTAGTAGAAGTTTGGGTGAATCCAATGATAACATTATAAACCCAAATTATACTCACTTCGCGATTTTAAATTCAAATAATAAAATTGCAAGTGGTTGGGAGTACGCTTCAGATTTGGATCGAAGTGATATTATTTATTATGTCAAATTTGATATGGATGATATGGATTACAAACCATCGGAATACAAAATTAGAACAGCTGAATCTTTAAAAAATAATGGGATTGACCCATTTAACCCAGAAAATTGGGATAAATATAATAATTAAAAAAAAAACAAAAAACTTATATGATCAGACCATTGGAAAAATTTATTTTATCTAAATTTATTAAAACACCTAAAAAAGAATTTGATTTAAGTGTTAAAGGTTTTAAACAAGCTATACTTTGGTGTAGAACACAACCACATCCATTTATTGATAAATTAAGTCTATGGGATTATATAAAAAAATTACAACTTAATGATGAATTAAGATTACAGTTAATTAATATTGAATTGTTAAGAATTAATTCACTTTAAACTATTTATATATAAAAATATTATGTCAACACCGATAACTTATACAAGTACACCAATTAATGATGATTATGTTTTTACCTCAAAAAAATATGCGATAAGTAATGGTAGACCTGGTTCAACTGGATTTATTAATTATAGAAATAACCCGAATAGTAAAACTTGGTATCCAGCATATAATTATGACCAATATCATCCAAACGGTACTGGTTATTATATAATATCAAATACCAGAGTGCAGGGTGGTCATGCACTAGCTGGTAGTGAGATACCAACATTTCAAGTCACAGGTAATACTAATACTGCAATATTACATTTAATAAATAGATTACAAAATCGCACCACTTTTTATACCAATGTTGAGGCTGCTAAAAGTTCAATAATTGCTGACCCTGAGTCTTTGCAATTTGATGCCGCTTTGTCAAAATATGCTTATTACGCACCACAACATCTTAAATTAAATTTTGATTTTGGTAATTTGAATTGTGACATTAAATCAGCTGGTGGGGCTGGTCAAATTCATAATTTTACCAGTAATTTATCAGGTTATTTAAATAATATTGCTGATGATTATTTATTTGATGCTAACGATAATTCGAGTTTTTATCGACAAATAACTAATAATTTGCAAGTACCACTAACAATTAGTTCAGGTATAGCGTCAGTAGAATGTAGTGCTACCGAAGATTTTGTTATTGCTATTTGTGTGAAATTAGGGGATATAAGTGCTAATACACAAATATTAGAAATAAGCGACCCTAATTGTATATTAAGTTATTCATCAGGTCAATTTATTTTTAGTTCTCGTGGTGATACTGTAACACACTCAACAGCATTAGGACTTGACCCTACAATTAATTTTCACACAGTTATATTTGGTAGAGATGTGGCAAATAATGAAATATTTATATATGTTAATGATAGTAATAATAATAATCAGTATAATACATCTACTCCCAATTCATCTTTCTCATCATTAACTTTTAATAATGATTTTTTTATTGGTGATGGTGCAAATAATTTTCCATTTTACCTTGGTATATTACAATATTGGAAAGGTACTGGTTTGGTTGATACAACAACACCAACAATGCCTGGTGTTTCACAACCTGATTTTACAACTGAAATTTATAATCTATATACTAGCAGATGGAATTAACCCAATAAGTTAATCCATTTTTTAATATCATTAATCGCTTCATCGAGGCGATTATTTTTTTCATATACAAATGAATCCATGGTGTCATAAGGTTTATTAAGAGCCATTAATGCAATCTCAACCTCCTTAAGACATTCATTTTGACCACCACCGCAAATGAGTATATTTGAGAATCTGGTTAAAAAATCCATAAGGTCTGGTATATTTATGCATTCATCGGCGAACTCAAGAAGTTCTCTTACATTATCGCTACCATAATTTTCAATAAACTCGTCCCAGAATTCTTTATCCAATTCTCTGGTATCGTTAACGTTATGTTCGATCATCATTTTTATAAGACCAACGATATCATCGTCATCAATATCATTATCCATGCAATATCTAAAGAAAGCATAACCTTTATCGTAAAATATGGCTTTGGAATAAATGAGTTCTTCATCAACACCGAGATCGTATAACCACATTTTATAATCATCTTCGTTAACCATACCAAGCGTATCGTAACCATTGTATAAAAAAACAATAATACCATCATGTTGGTTAAGCATATTAACCCAATTGTTCAAATCAAAGTTAATGTATTTAGAATATTCTGGTTGTATATCAACTGATATTATCGTCTTACCCGAAGTTTGGTTTTCATTAATGGGATTTGCAGGGCCTCTTTGTGTATTAAACTCATATTTACTTGTATTTGAGATTGGATTTGCTTTTCCTCTTTGAGTACCAAATTCATACTTACCAGTGTTTGCTGTTGGGTTTGCTTTTCCGCGCTTAGTTCTTTCTGGCGCTGGACTGTTTGTTGATGAAGTTGTGGTTGTATTTTCTTCATTCATATCAGAATTTTTTGGTTCTCTGTACATTTTTTCTCTGTGGGTATAATCTCTATTCTTACCAGAATTTAAAACAAATCCAAATCTACCATAAAAATCAAGCAACCTATTTAAATTGCCACCATAAGCCGAAGATGGTGTTAAAGTTATCTTATAACCAATTTCATCGGCAATTTTACACAATTCATTCATAAAATCGGTTCCAATACCAGTATTTCTTAATTTAATTGGAACAATAAAACCAGTTAAGTAAATAATTTTAAACTTATCTCTTTGGATAATTTCAAAACGAATATCACTAAATTTATCTTTTAATATTTTCTCAACATCAATCATTGGATTCTATATTTTTCTGGATCAGAAGAAGTTGGTTTTGAATTATCGAAATAATATTGATAGACTTCATTATTCGCATAGATTGTTTTATAAAACCCGCTTGGTATTGTGGCACCTGTTGGTAATTTAACACTATTTAAGTCAAAAACACATCTTATCTCGACAACCACATTATATTTTGATGCTAATTCCCTTTCTTTTACCTCTAATAACCTCCAGGTTACGCGATTTAAACCTTCATGTTGTAATGCGCAGTTTAAATAAGAAAACGTCTTATAAAGCATTTCTTTGGTGCAATTAAAATCAGCCGCTGGTGCCATATGTCCTTTATCGTAAACATTGTGAACATAATCGGCATTATCTGATGTTTTTACCTCTTTATCAGTATAGAAGTCCATACCAGTTCTGGGAGCTTTACCATCTGGACATAAAACAGTATATCTTACGAATTTTGGTTGTTCTAGTACCTCCGAGTATACACATTCATATATATCGGTTTTAATGTAAACAGAGTCCCTTAATTGTGCGCTTAGTGATAATGTTAATACTAAAAGTATTATTAATAATAAATTCTTTTTCATATCAATAAATAGCGCTAAATTATTTTTTATTCTTCATCGTAATCAGGCTCATCAACCTCGTCATATTCGCCATTCTCAATGTCTTCTATGATAGCATCGATCTGTTCGACAGATTCTGTTATATAATTAATAACATTGGTTTGTATGTTATTTTGTAAATCATTAGAATTGGTTATGTGTAAAATTGATTCTCCGTGTTTATCACTTAATATTGATAAATCTTCTCTCAGTGAAAGTAATTGATTAATAGTTTTTTCGTGCATATATTTTATTATTTTCGATAAATATTATTTTTTTTTATAAAAGACTTTTTTTATCCAAAAAAATAGTTATTTTTAAATAAAAGTAAAGAATATGATAAAATTAAATGAATTAAGTGAAGAACTATTAAAAGACAAATATTGCATAATAAGCAACGATGAGATGGTTGTTAAAACGGGTCGTTCCGCTTTTAAAGACGGTGTTAACGAGGGTTACAACGCATTAGTTGAGAAGATTAAGCAAATTACCGAAGAAACACCAAATGATATGGATTTGGGTGAGAAAATAAGACGGTTAAAATTTTATTAAACTATAAACTATTTATATAAAATAATATAAAAATATGAATAGTGAAAATACTAATTTAAATGAAAATGACAATCTTAATGAAATTATCGTTAAGATTAATGAATTAAAAGGAATCCAAGCTAAATTAGATGAGGCATTAGTTAGTTATAAAGAATCTATCGCTGAATTAGAAAAAGCAAAGGATCAATTAGTACCTGAGGTTATGGAGGCTTTTAGGGGTCAAACAGAAGGTGCTGAAAAATTAAAAATATCGATAGATAATGTTTTAGTTGAGATTATACAAGAATCTGAAAAATTAACGGTATCTTATAAAAATGCATTTGATACAGCGTTAGAAAAAGTTAATAAAAATACAAAAAAAGTATTAGAACAAATTTTAGAGAACTCAAAAGTGGCATCTAAAGTTAAGGGTCAATTAAAAATTGATGGTTCTAAAGTATTTGAGGGTATTAATGAAATGTTAGGTAAGGTAACTGAATGGTTAAGTAATGCTTATAATAAAATAAACATTTTCAGTAGTGAGGCTCAAGAGGGTGTTGATGAAATAGAAAGTATGATCAAAAACTATGAAAATATGGAATCGGATAGTTTTGCAACACAAAATATGGATGATGTTGAATCAGGTAATTTGGAAGAGGATGTAGTTGAAGAAGAAAATGAGTCTTGGATGAAAATGAGAGCTGGTGCTGATGGTAAAGTATTTGAAAATGAGTCTGATGTTGAGGAAGAAAAATCAGAACTTAATGAAACAATTAATAGATTTAAACAAATTATAAATTACTAATTATGGCAAAGAAAACACAAACAAGCTCTTCAAGAGACTTCATGAAAAAACCGAAAAAAAATAGACCCGATATTCACGCTAAAAGTAATACCAGTAAACAAAAAAAATCTAAAAATTATAAAAAAGCATACAGAGGTCAGGGTAGATAAATAAAAAGAGAGCTTTAAGCTCTCTTTTTTTTATTCACGTATTAAAAAATATAACTCATCTTTTGGTCTTGTTACCGCAACATAGTGAATATTTCTAGATTCAATATCAACATCACCTTCATCGGTTAAATAGGTGTATTTATAATCATAATCATTTTCTATCATTTCTGGGTCAATTGAGTTTATGATTACACATCTTGGAAACTCACGACCTTTACTTTTATGTATACTTGTTATGAAAACTTCACATTCATTATTTGATTCAATGAAACCAATTAGACCCATAACATTACCATGATAAGGTGCCACGGCATCGATTCTTTTTTTCAATGATGGATTAATCTTACCTTCTCGAATATTTTTAATATCTTGACCCGTTATAAAATTAAAATATCTCATTTTAATTTTCTTTTTCAAACATTCTTTTTCAATTTCTTTAATAGTGTAATTCGTTCTCGCTAACATTGTTAAAGGTTTACCATCCTCAATCATTTCAGCTAATTGGAACTCATCAATCAATTTATGATTAACAATACCCTCTTTTTCATGAAATGGTATTGCAGTTAAGTTACTGTATTTATTTGAATTTTCAACAATTTTAATAGCCGATCTAAAGTTCTTAGTTAAGGTCATGTAACTTGTTTTACGTTTACTCTTTAATAAAGTTTCAATAGCATCACAATTAGCACCAGAAAAACCATAGATTGATTGATTAATATCACCAATTAAATGATATTGTTTCGCATTTAATTGTAATAATATTTTCATTTGTAGTGTTGATGTATCTTGATATTCATCAACAAAAACATATTCATATATATTCTCAAAATATTTTTTGTATTGTGGGTTTCTTGATAATTTTTCAGTATCAATTAACATATCAGAAAAATCTCTACTTTTTGTTTCTTTAATAAATTTAGCATATGCATCATAAAATCTTGGTTTTGGTGATTTAACATCATCCATAGATTGTAGTTTATAAGCTGAAAATGATGCTGAAATTACACCACTTTCTTCATAAAATTTATCAATAGTTTCAGCATACTCTTTTTTAATTTTCATCGGATCTTTTATATGTGGTTTATATTTATCTTTATACCAATTGGTAAAATCATAAAAAGTAACAATAGGTTTAAATAATCCCATTTTACCTAATAAACTACTGGTAAAGCTGTGTATTGTTGTTATTTTAACATCGTGTTTAATACGAGATTTTAATTCATTAACAGCATCATTGGTAAAACTAAAGAAGATTATTTTACTAGGGTCGGCACCGTCTTCAACCATCTTATTTAACCTACCAACAGTGCTGTGTGTATTATGTGTCACAATATGATTATCCGTAACGTATAAATGATCTGGATGGTCAATCTCAATACATTGACACTCAACTGTATCAAAATATTCGATTGATTCAACCGCTCTGTATGGTATATATGTTTTACCTTTATCAACTAAGATATCACGTTTGCGTGGTAATGTAAAAGCTTTAAATTTTAATTCTTTAGGTAAACAAATAGACATAACATACGCTTGGTTACATTCAATATAAACACCATTCTTTTTATACCTTCCTCTTTTTAGTGATACATAAACAATACCACCGATAGAGTTAACTAACTCAATAATATCATCAACGAGTTTTTTTGATGATAATGTTATGAAAATAGAATTTTTTTCTGGATATCCATCAGTATCTAATAAACCATTTAATAATCTAATTCTTTGTTCTTCAGATGTTGTTAAATACTCTTTGGGTATAAATTTATCTATTGATAAGTGACCCATTAATCCTAATGTTCTTAATTCATTCATTAGTGGGTTAATACTTAATTTTCCACTAGTTATAGTGTAGTCATTTTCTCGATCAACCTTTGATCGTAAAGATAATCCCATTGGTTCTATTAAATTACGAATCTCATTTACAATTTCATAATCGGAATTGGTAAATGTAATTTGTGATTGTCTACTTAATCCACCATCACCAAGTAAACAACCTAATAGATATGGATCAATAGGTAGAGTTTTTTCTGGATATTCAATATTAGTTAATGGTATATACCAAAATTTACTTTTAATTCCGCGAGAATCAACATTATATAATTTAGACATCATGTCTTCAGTTGTCACAATATTAAAATTTTTACTACCTTTACCTCTTTGATTTCTTGTTTGTGCTTTCCATAAATGTTCTTTACCAGCATAGGTGAATGAACCATCACTAAATGTTACTTTATAAGCTTCTTTTAAACCTTGTGGGTATATACCAACAACATTACTAACTTCCCCATTTGGTGTTAAAACCTCATCACCAATTTTAATTTCACCCATTGTTGTCCAACCTTTTGGTGTTAATATCTTACAAAAAAGTGGTTGCTCTTTTCCTGAACCAGCTGTTGCCGATAGAATGATTGAATCTTCACCCTTGTAATTAATAAACTTTGATTGTTCGTCTGTGTACATATCTATTTAAATTTTTTACAAAAGTAATAAAAAATTTGGAATTACGTTTATTTTTTTTTATTTTTGTATCATGGAATGTAAAATAAATTATAAAAATTCATTTGAACCTTGTATTAATACCTTTAAAAAGGTACAATTAAATGATGTTAAGAGAAAACAACTATCCACAAAAATCATTCAATTAATAAAACAAGATGAGGTTAAAAAAAATAGGAAACTAAATGAATCCGAAATTGATCATTATCGTAAATTATTTATGCAAATTGCTGGTGACTTGGTTATTGAACAATTTTTAGATATTAGTATTGTAGATTTAAATGATATTTTAAATGTAAAGAAATCCCAGATTAATAAACTATTATCACATGGTGAAATAGATATTTGTACATTCACATATGGTTTATTTCCTTTAGTTTATAAATTAACTTATCGGAAAACTATTTTTGTTTGCATGTTACCAAATAAAAAAGATTATTATATATGTGGTATGGGTAGTCCACTTATTGTTTCTGGATATTCTGACAAAAATTTACTCTTATCTAACACATTAAGAGAAAATAATAGGGCTGGGTTTTTTGGTTTTTCTAGATTAACACCAATACCTAATAATATTGGTGATTTTATTAGAATTATATAATATTTTTAACTATTTATAATTAAATATTTTAATTATGAAGAAAATATATAGGGTATCTGAATCACAATTAGAATCAATAATGAATTATACAGAAGCTAAAAAACAAGCTGATCATGGTCAGCAAACATTAAGCAATGAAATTAGTATTGATGAGGATTCAATAAATGAGATTGATGGTAATGCGGATATATTTACGGCGGAAACCACAAATATTGGTTTATATTATAGGGATTTAAATTCGATGTTTAAAGATTATATTAAACCAGGTACTAAAAATGTTATTTTAGTGGATGGTAATGAATTTGATATTTATATGAGTATTGATAAAGTAATTGCGAAATATAGTTTATCAATTGATTATGAGTCTAACGGTATTCAATCAATAGAATTAATACCAATTAGTGTCTTATTAATGGGTGTTTTGGATTTGACTGGTGACAAAGATTCCTTTGATAAAAGTTTTGAAATTACTATTGAGGGTGATAAAATTAAAGATAATACCTTATCTGGTGAATTTTCCGTTGGTGGTTATGGTAATATTAATATTGGTGATCTAGCAAGTGGTAATGTAATGTTAACATCAAAAAGATTGTCTAATAATCAAGGTTTTTATTTAACTGGTATTGAGATTAATGAAAAGGCTGGTGGATTTTTAATTGAATTCCAATATTAATTTACATTTATCATATTTTAATTATTTTTATTTTATAAAATAAAAAATATGTATACAACAGATTATAACCAATTGAATAATAACATAATAACATATTATAGTGAAGTAACACATAATATACGATTTACCTGGAAAATAAATTAATAACAACTATTTATAAAAAAAAACAAAATGGCAAAATATAAGATAACTGAAGCTCAAATGCAAAAAATATTTGAGGCGATTGAATCCAAAAAAATAACGGAGTTTGTTGATAATTATCCACCTGGATCTGACACGAGTAATGCACCGTGGAATCAAGGGGGTGGTAAAACAAGTAAAGCTATTACTAGTGATGGTAATTTTGAATTGGTTGGTAATACTTTCGCTTCTTTTTTAATTAGAAATAAAGAAAATAATCAATTGTATTACACGGATATTGATGCATGGGAAGGATTGTCGGGTACAAATAAATGGTCTGATATCAAAGATGAGCTATTCGATTTTCTCGAAGTACCTGAAGAGAGTGTTGAGGATGAGGATGGTAGAAGCATGGCACCAATTGAGGATTGGAAGGATTCTATTAACAGCGATGATTTAGCTGACGCGTTAGTTAATTACATGAATTATAATGCATCGCGTAATAATGATATAAATATTGTTAACTCTGAGGAGTGGCAAGATGGTAATGGTAAATTCGTTATTATCAATAGTGATAATATTGATGATATCACAAACGGTTCTTTAAAAGAAAAGGCAATTGCTTTTCTTAAATAATATCATTAAATAATTCTTTTTGTTCTTTGGGTACTTCTATATACGTATGGGTGTACCCTAATTTTTTTTGTGCAACCACACGATGTCTACCATCAATAATCCCTATTTTTCCATCATTTATACTTGCTAATGTTGGTTCGAACATTACCTCGTAATCCATTCTTTCATTTGTTTTTGGATTTATCCATCTATTATCTTCAGAGTATTTTTGAATATAATCCACGGCTTTTTCAATTCTACCAATACTAAATGGTATTGTGGTATTCATGTCGATATAAAAATCAGAATCATCTTTTTTAAATCGATTTAAAAATTTATTGATATCGACTAATAACATGACATTTTTACCTGGGTAAACCATTTTATATTTATTCTTATCTATATATTTCATTGTGCAAATTTAATAATAAATATTTTAATATATAAACTTTTCTAACTATTTATATTAAATTAATAATAATTTATGGTAACAACAAAATTTAAAATTTTAGAATTAACAACACAATCTATTGATAATCAAA